ATCCAAGTTGAACACTTTTGAGGAACGATATCAATATTTAAAACTTACCGGAGTTGTTGGTGAAGAAACTTTTGGGTTCGACAGATATCTAAATCAAATTTTGTATACGTCCGACGAATGGAAACAATGTAGAAGTGGTATTATCATACGGGATAATGGATGTGATTTAGGTTGCGAAGGATTCGAGGTTCATGGGAGAATTTTAATCCATCATATTAATCCCATAACTGTTGACGACATAGTTAATCGAAACCCGAAAGTATTTGACCCAGAGAATTTAATTCTCACATCCCATAATACCCACAACGCAATACACTATGGCGATGAAAACTTATTAATCAAAGCGCCGATTGAAAGAAGTAAAAATGACACTTGTCCTTGGAGGCAAAAATAAAAGGAGGAAGCAATAAATGTACCAGAACGACACTGTTAACGATACGTATGTATCCGAAACTCACGACGAGTCAGAAGAGATTAAAATCGGTCTCGTGTCGAATTGTAAGAAACTTAATGTTCGTGAAAGACCAACCGTTCATGCCCCAGTCGTATGTGAAATTGTTTGTCAGACAGAGCTCATGATTGATGAAAAAGAATCAACCGAAGAATTCTATAAAGTTTGCACAGCAGCCGGTATTGAAGGATTCTGTATGAAAAAATTTATTGCGATTCAACCGTAAAGGAGGATTACTATGGAGAGTATACTGACATCGATCAAGAAGCTTCTCGGAATTGCGGAAGAGTATACGCACTTTGATACGGATCTCATTATGCACATTAATTCTGTACTATCCATCTTAACTCAGATTGGTGTCGGCCCCTCTGAAGGTTTCTCGATCAAAGATAAGAACAACGTATGGGAGGATTTCATTACTGAAGATTCCAAGTTGGAATTAGTAAAATCTTATATCTATATGAAAGTTAAACTCCTCTTTGATCCTCCTCTGAGTTCCGCTGTAATTGAATCTACAAATCGAATGATTTCCGAGCTTGAGTGGAGAATCCAAGTCGCAGTAGATCCTGTAAAAACAATTGAAGAGGAGGCAAATCAAAATGAATGATTACTTAAAACACTACGGTATTCTTGGAATGAAATGGGGTGTTCGAAGAACTCCTGCACAGCTCGCGAGAGCTAGAAAACCAAACAAAGATCACCCCGATTATACCAAAGCACATACGAAGAAAAGCGCTAGGCAAATGAGTGATTCGGAATTGAGAGAACGGAATACCCGTCTTCAAATGGAGAACCAATACTCTCAATTAAAAAGAGATCAAAACTTAATTATTAAAGGTTCCAACTATGTGGCAGCCAGTGCCGCAGTATTAGGCACAGCAGTTACCCTTTATAACAATTCCGATAAACTGGTTTCGATTGGAAAGAAGTTTGTTGATGTTATTAAGAAAATAAAGGGATAGGAGAATTAAATATGGCATTATCAAACACTGCCGTTCCAAAATATTACGGCATGTTTAGGGATGCCGTAATCCGAGGGGAGATTCCTGAATCCGAATTAACTTTAACCGATGGCGGCGACTTACACTTGTTAGATAGTTTTAAGTTATGGGGCGAACAAGTTTTTGGTTGGTATTACTTTGTTGAAAGAAGCGTTTATGAACCAAATCCAGATGGACACGGTGGACGCTACGTAAAGAAGACCATTAAAAAACGCCTGATTAATAAACAATATCTCATTGTCGGAAGAGGCGCTGCTAAATCTCTGTATGATTCCTGTATTCAATCGTATTTCCAAAACGTCGATACTACGACAACTCATCAAATCACAACTGCCCCAACAATGAAACAAGCCGAAGAAGTAATGTCACCCATTCGTACCGCTATCACTCGATCGAGAGGTCCTCTGTTTAAATTTCTAACAGAAGGCTCATTACAAAATACCACTGGATCTAAAGCTAAACGAGTGAAGTTAGCCTCCACAAAGAAAGGTATTGAAAATTTTCTTACCAATTCTTTAATAGAAATACGACCGATGTCTATTCCCAAACTTCAAGGTCTCCGACCTAAAGTGGCCACTATTGATGAATGGCTTTCGGGAGACATTCGAGAGGACGTCGTTGGAGCTATTGAGCAAGGTGCTTCTAAAGTTGATGATTATTTAATAGTGGCAACTAGTTCGGAAGGTACGATTCGTAATGGAAGCGGCGACACAATCAAAATGGAGTTGATGGACATTCTCAAAGGAGACTACATCAATCCACATGTTTCTATTTGGTGGTATAAACTCGATTCAATCGATGAAGTCTCCGATCCCCAAATGTGGCTGAAGGCTAATCCGAATTTAGGAAAAACCGTTAGTTATGAAACATATCAACTTGATGTTGAAAGAGCAGAAAAAGCTCCGGCCGCAAGGAATGATATTTTAGCAAAGCGTTTTGGTCTTCCTATGGAAGGATATACTTACTACTTTACTTACGAGGAAACGCTACCTCATAGAAAGAGAGATTATTGGCAAATGCCTTGCGCTCTTGGAGCAGACCTTTCTCAAGGAGACGATTTTTGTGCATTTACATTTCTATTTCCTTTACCTAATGGGTGCTTCGGTGTCAAAACTCGAAATTATATATCTTCACTAACACTAATGAAGCTCCCTGCTGCCATGAGAATCAAATACGATCAATTCATGAAAGAAGGAAGTTTAATCGTCCTTGAGGGAACTGTTCTAGACATGATGGAAGTCTATGAAGACTTAGATAATCATATAAACGAATGTGGATATGACGTTAGATGTTTTGGTTTCGACCCATATAACGCAAAGGAATTTGTAGAGCGTTGGGAATCGGAAAACGGTCCATTTGGAATCGAAAAAGTTATACAGGGTGCAAAAACGGAGTCCGTTCCTCTAGGAGAGTTAAAGAAACTCTCTGAAGAACGGATGCTTTTATTTGATGAGGAACTTATGACATTCGCCATGGGTAACTGTATAACTCTTGAGGATACGAATGGTAATAGAAAATTATTTAAGAAACGATATGAGCAGAAGATCGACGCTGTGGCCGCTATGATGGACGCCTATATCGCTTATAAAGCTAATAAAGACGCTTTTGAATAAAGGAGATGGTGATAAAGATGAAAAAGGAATTAGCCCACTACGGCGTCCTGGGAATGAAGTGGGGCGTCCGACGTTACCAGAACAAGGATGGGACTTTAACCCCTGCCGGCAGAAAGAAATACAAAGCTAAGGTCAATCAAACGAACGAAGCGGCTACAAAACAAGGTCGTTTAATAGACATCGGAGATCCGAATGTTTATGGCGTAAAACGAAAAAACGGAGACATTCTTTTTGTCGACCGGGATGTGACCAATAAACACGGCGTTGATGAAGCAGAAAAACAAGCTTTAGCTCTTATAAAAAAGGGAAAGCAAAAAGTCAACAAAATTATAACATCTAACGAAAAGACTCTCGTAAAAGACATGATTAAAAATTATGATACTTCCGCGCCGGATTATAACGAAGCCATGGGTATATTACGAAAGATCGAAAGAGACCTCAAAAAGTAGGAGGACGACTTAAAACACTGGAAAAACTAAAAAGCAACCAAGGAAAACTATCGACTGGCATAACAAAAAAGCGTCAAGAAGCTTACCGTTTAAAGGACATTCGTCGGATGGAAAAACGGATTTCCGATTTAGAGCAAAATAAAATCACGACCGGTAAACTCTTTGTCGAAGCTCTTCTAAATAACTAATAAAAATATACGTTAACATAATTCGCTTTTAAACGGGAGGTGGTGATTATATTTGGATAATAAACTGGTCCATTACGGTATTCTCGGAATGAAATGGGGTGTCCGAAGAACCCCGGCTCAACTCGGTCATTTATCCAAGAAGGATAATAAATGGGTTAAGAAAAACACCGAGAAAATTACGGAGAAGGCCCGTAAGAAATCTTCGAAAGAATTAATGAAATATGCCAACGAGTTAATGAAAGACCCAAATGCTGTTAATAAATCCGGTAAACTCAGTGCGGCTACCATTAATTCTTATAACAAAAAAATGGCTTCGCTAATGAACGAACAAGTTTCCGGCTTAACATCACCATCTGGTAAAGTTGTGCGATTTGTAGCCAAACGAGGAGAAGTTGGAGTTTTCATGGCTCTTGCCGACCAAGGTTATAACATGAACCAACTTAAGAACGGTATTTATGACTCCGGTAAAGTCGCATACCGAAGTACTGTTGTTGATAAAGTCGAAGCGAGGAGGTGATAATTCAAAATGGAGGTGACTTTTGTTTCCAGACTAAAACATGCTTGGAATGCGTTTCTCAACAAAGACCCCTCGAGTTTCTATAGAGATATTGGGATTAGTCATTCTTATAGACCAGATAGACCGAGACTTACGCGTGGAAATGAGCGCTCTATAGTAACTTCAGTGTATAATCGTATCGCTTTGGATGCAGCAGCTATCAACGTCCAGCATGTTCGATTAGATGAAAATAATCGTTTCCTATCGGTCATCGAATCGGGATTGAACGGCTGCCTCACCGTCGAAGCCAACCTTGACCAGACTGGTCGAGCTTTTTTACAAGATGTAGTCATGTCAATGCTTGATGAAGGATGTGTGGCTATTGTTCCAGTCGACACAACCTTTAATCCCGAAATTACTGGTTCTTATGATATTCTCTCAATGCGAACTGGTAAAATTTTGGATTGGTATCCAAATCACGTTAGGGTTCGAGTATATAACGAGAAAACCGGCCTTAAAGAAGACATAGAACTTCCTAAAAAAACCGTTGCTATTGTTGAAAATCCTTTATATGCAGTTATTAATGAACCCAATTCGACTATGCAAAGACTTGTTCGAAAACTTAATTTATTAGATGTGGTCGACGAACAAAGTAGTTCTGGTAAATTGGATTTAATTATTCAACTACCATATGTGATTAAAACAGAGGCAAGGCGTCAACAAGCCGAAAATCGGCGTAAAGATATAGAAAATCAATTGGCAGGTTCTAAATATGGCATCGCCTATACAGATGGTACCGAGCGTATTACCCAGTTGAATCGTT